GCAAGATCTTGATATTACTACGGACAGTGGAAGTATTGACATTGACCTTGATTCCGAAAGTCTTACAGTCTCTGGAGGGGCAAGTCTTGATACGTCGGCGACGGGTACTACAGTTACAGTCAATGTTACGGATGCGGGAGTAACAAATGCTAAGTTAGCAAATATGGCGGCAAACACCGTCAAAGTAAGAAATGCTAATTCTTCAGGAGTCCCTTCTGATGTAGCGTTAGCAACCACTGAAATACTAATTGGTGATGGCACGGGATTCACCGCTGCTGCATTGTCTGGTGATGCGACAATGACAAATGCTGGTGCAGTTACGGTAGCCAAACTACAGGGGTATGACGTAAGTACAACAGCCCCAACAAATGACTATGTTCTAAAGTATTCAACCGGAACATCCAAATGGGAACCGGCAGCATTTGCCTATCCCGATAAACTTACTACAAAGGGTGATCTGTTAGCATACAACTCTGTCTCATCAGAAACTAGATTTGCTATCTCTGGGGCATCAAATGGAGATGTTTTAACAGTAGATTCTACTGCCACCAATGGATTTGATTGGGCGGCTGTTACTGGAACCACAATCAATACCAATGCAGATAACAGAGTTATTACTGGATCAGGTACAGCCAATACATTAAATGGTGAATCTGGATTAACTTACAACGGCTCTGTTCTTACGGTTACAGGCAATCTATTGCCAGAAGCAGACGGTACAAGAGACTTGGGAGCATCTGGAACGACTTGGGCTAATGTGTACTCCGCAGACTTACACCTAGACAATACAAGCCATATGGGAAATGATGTAGATGGGTCAGTAGGTAGCTGGACAATACAGGAAGGCTCTGATGACCTTTTCCTATTAAATAGAAAAAATGGCAAGAAGTACAAATTTACTTTGCAGGAGGTTTGAGTAATGCCCTATTATGGAGATGGTAGCAATTTAACTGGCGTAGAAGATGATGGGGCAAGAGATGACATTGCGCTCTTGGGGTTTAAGGTTGCCGCGAATGGCTCTCTTGCTAGATACAATTTAGTGGATCAGAGTGTAGATGCCTTTGAAGACGCTTCTGGAATTGACGCTTCTGCCTCTACCAATGAATTTAGAAATGACGCAGGAAATTATTATTCTGGTTCAAATACCTCAACGGATAACGCATCCAACCATACCACCCCCGGAAGCGATACATGGGTCACCCCCGCTGATATTACTGGAACAGCAAAGATACTTGTTGTTGCCGGTGGCGGAGGTTCAGCTACAAGGGGTAATTCAAATGGCGGGGGAGGTGCAGGAGGGCTTGTATATGTTTCCAACTTTGCCGCAGTAGCAAGTACCACATACAACTTAACAATAGGTGCAGGAGCCGCTTCTCAAGCGTCTCATGGAGCCGGAGCGAATGATGGTGCTGATTCCGTATTTGACACATCTGATACTACTCAAATACTTACTGCTGTAGGAGGAGGTGGCGGTGGATCCAATCCAGACGATGGACATGATGGAGGTTCTGGCGGTGGAGCAGCTAATGGTTATGGTATTGGTGCTTCTAACCAACCTGCTGATTTTGGATCATACACTGGTGTAGGATTTGGTAACAACGGTGGTTCTACTACATCTGGATGGTCACGTTCTGCCGGCGGCGGTGGTGGTGCTGGAGCAGTAGGCTCAAATGCCCCAAGTACGAATAATTCTGGTGATGGCGGTGTAGGAAAAGATTATTCTTCTGTATTCGGATCAGGTGTAGGTGCTTCCGGTTGGTTTGCCGGAGGCGGAGGCGGTGGTGCATTAAGTAGTGTTGGTGCTGGTGGTACTGGCGGTGGTGGTACTGGTGGAACTGGGCAAAATGCCGGTACGTCTGGAACTGCAAATACTGGTGGAGGAGCTGGTGGTAGTGATGCAGACGGAGACCCATCTGCCGCTGGCGGATCAGGTGCAATTCACATTCTCTACGACACTCTGTCTTATGCCGACATGACTTTAGTATCAAACGCTCAGACGGCTGAATCGGTTCCAACTAAAGGTGATGTCGTTATGACCTATTCTAATGGCGCAGGAACGGCCACTTTGAATACAGACATCAAAGCATATGTCAGCAGAGATAGCGGATCTAACTACACGCAAGCCACTCTTGTTTCTCAAGGAACAACTGGAGGACATGAGATTGTTACCACACATGGTTTGGATATTTCATCACAACCTTCCGGCACAGCCATGAGATTTAAAATAACAACGCATAACCAATCTGCGTCAAAAGATACAAGAGTCCAAGCAGTCTCACTAGGGTGGGCCTAACATGGCTTTAATCCCCATTGATAATGTGGGGCAAGTTGGAATTGTCAAGGATATTAATCCGTGGCAACTCCCGCCTAATGTATGGTCTGACGGTAATAACGTTAGATCAGAGCATGGCTCTATTATAAAATCACCGGGCTACGCCGATGTTATGGCAACCGTACCTGTTGCTCCTCTTTACATTGTTAACCTTGTAACAGGAGTTAATGAGTATTGGATCGTAGGCGGTGAAGCGGCTATACATGTCTACGACAATAGTACCGTTACAGACACACTAGATGGTGGTATTAGTGCAGCAGATACATCTATCACGGTGGACAGTGTAATTGGTTTTGAAACCGCTGGAACTATTACCATAGATGATGAGGAGATTGCCTATACGGGTATCTCAACAAACACATTCACTGGGTGTACAAGGGGTGGTGGTGCTGCAATCCATGCAGACGGCGCAAAGGTAACCAGAACTAAGAAGTGGTACGACATTACCAGAGCCAGTGGTGCATACTCTACTGACGTTACGGAGAACTGGACTGCCACTGTTATAGGCGGTGTACTTGTAATGACTAACGGTGTTGATGATCCACAGTTCTGGGCATTAACTGCCGGTGTACCTGCAACATCAACTAAGATGGCTGACCTTACTTATTGGCCCGCCAGCACAGAATGTAAGTCATTAAGAGCATTCAGATCATTCTTGGTTTCCCTTAATGTAACCAAGTCAAATGTAAATTATCCAAGATTAGTAAAATGGTCTACAGAGGCTGCCACTCAGCTAATCCCAGCCTCATGGGATGAAACCAGTGCAACAGTAGATGCCGGAGAATATGAATTAGCAGATTCAAAAGGCGCGATACTTGATGGCCTTCCTCTCCGTGATTCATTTATGATTTACAAAGAGGATTCCATATACTCTATGACGTATGTTGGAACTCCATTTATCTTTGCCTTTAGACAACTGTCTCCTTCTGTTGGTGCATTATCAAAGAACTGTATAGCAGAGTATGATGGTGGACATTTCTTCTTTGGCAACGGTGATATTTATATTAACGATGGTCAGAAGGTTGTTTCTATCCTTCCCCATAAGATTAGAGATTACATCTTTCAATCTATTGATGGTGAAGAATATAAGAAATCTTTTGTTGTAGCTGATTATGGAAGAACAGAGATGTGGGCTTGTTTCCCAACAGCGGCAAGCGCCAGTGGACAGTGTAGTAAAGCAGTCGTGTGGAACTGGACTAACCAAGCATTCACGATAAGAGATCTTCCGGATCTAGCACACATTGGTTATGGTTCCGTAGACGATCCTAATACCTTTACAACTTGGGCGGCGGCAATACCCACATGGAGTAGTGCTTTGGGTACTTGGTCACAGAGTTGGAGTCAGGTAGAGAACGTTCTTGTTATGGCTGGATATACAGATACAAAGCTGTATCGTAATAATTCCGGAAACAGAGAAAACACTACAGACATGACCTCTTACATTCAAAGGACAGGTCTGTCTACCACAGCGCAGGGTCAACCAGATCAAGTGGTAGTAAAAAGAATAAAGGCTGTATACCCCAAGATGGAGGTATCTGGTTCTGGCAATACGGTTAATGTCTATGTAGGTACTCAGATGTCCACAGAAGAGGCCGTTACATGGACTTCTGCCTACACCTTTAACCCGGACACGCAATCTAAAGTTTCAGTTAGAGCAGCTGGAAAACTCTACGGAGTGAAGTTTGAATCCACCGGAGACTTTGATTGGAGGCTTGATGGGTACTCAATAGAATTAGATGACGCCGGTAGTAGAGGCTCCGAGATGAACTGATGGCTGAGAGGAAGTGGTGGGAGAATTGGTACAATCCATATAATCAATATTCTCCTTATGAATATGTTTCACCATTAGTTACTGGTA